GGTAAAGTTGGTCAGCATCCCACAGCAATCTTTGCACCCCTACTGAAGAGAGTCTTCCAGTAGACAGAGAGTTTATGTTTATATTGCTAGCAACAGCACCAATACTACCTACGGTTGTGCCGTCTTTTTGGAATCTAGCAAGCTCACCATCAGATGTTTTGCGGTTAACAAGAAGGCCAAAGTTAGCATCAACAGTAAAGTTTCCTCTACCATTAGAATCAACTTGTGCGCCTGCTGTATTTGTGCCTGCACCAGTCTTACCCACAAGCAAGTTACCGCTGGAGTCTATGCGCATACGTTCTGTTGCGCCAGTAGATCCGTCAATGCCAAAGGTTAAAGAACCTGTACTATCTAAACCAATTTGCGAAGCCATTATGCCTGTGTGGAAAAGCGTAATAGCTGGTTCAGACGCGCTTTGTATGTGTAGGTTTGTGTTAGGCGAACTAGTACCAATACCCACGTTACCGCTGGAGTCTATGCGCATGCGTTCTGATAGTGTTGTGTCGAATGCCGTTGAAAAAGTGAGGATGCCGTCATTTGCACTTGCACCCGCACCTTCCTTAGTGCCTGTGATTCTAGCTAGACTCCCGTTACCGTTTTCGAAATCAATATGACCTACGTTTTCACCTGCATTATAAAGTTTAAGGTAAGTTGTGTCTGAGCTACTGTTAGTTGCCGCTTGTATTTCTAAAGGGCTGTCAGGCGAACTAGTACCAATACCTAAAGACTCCGCAGACGAATCCCAGAAGAACTTAGGCGTTGTGCCTGTGTCTTCGTAGAAGCTGATGTCTCCGTCATAACTTATTCGTAAGCGGTTATACCAAGACGTATTGTGGTTGTTTCTTATAATTAAATCATTGGTGCTAAATAAGTTCTGCCACTTATCAGTTCCGTTGTTTAATATAAAAGTTCCTAAAGATTCAATATTACCATCAACAGTAAGCCCATCCATCGTGGCTGTGCCAGTAACGTCTATGCCTGTGGAGGTGGTGGCTAGTTTGGCTGCGCCATTATACCAAAGACGCACAGCTCCGTTTGCAGCACCGTCCAAAAATAACTCGTCAGTAGAAAAGTTTCTTAACGACAAATTTGTACCAGCGATAACTAAATCGCCAGTGCCGTGATCTTGAATATAACTATTAGACCCGTTGTGATAAATCTGTAAATCATCACCAGCACCAAACGTAGCCTTCTGTGAATCAGGAAGAGCAATACCAGCGTTGGCTGTGATCTCTGTTGCTGGGTTTACACCAAGCTCTACAATAGCCGCAGCATTGTCTTCTGTGTACAACCTACCGTCAGCTACGTTGACCGCCAGTTCACCTTGTACAAGATCAGTTGCTGTAGGGGCAGCACCAGCGGTGGAGCTATTTTTAGTTACAATTTTTGTTGCCATGTTTAAATACCTTTAGTAAGTTCCACCGTTGAGTGTACCAGTAGTCATGTTGTCTGCGTTTAAAGTTGAATTAGACTGCAAAGCTGAGTCAGCCGTTGCACCTTGCGCTGCCGTAGCATAGTCCGTAGCCGCTGTAGTAGCTGCTGTACCTAGACCCAAGTTCCCTCTAGCCGTACCAGCGTTAGCCAGATCAGACAAGTTGTTAGCCTTCAGTGCTGCTGTGGATAACTCTGCCGCTGCCGCTGTAGCACTGTTAGCTGCTGATGTAGCACTACCAGCCGCTGCTGAAGCACTAGAGGCTGCATTGGTCTCTGCTGTCTCTGCATTGGTCTCAGCAGTAGCCGCAGCCGTTGCACTAGCAGAGGCATTGCTTGCCTGTGTAGACGCTGTAGAGGCGCTTGTAGCTGCATTAGAAGCACTGGTAGCTGCTGCACTGGCTTGAGTTGATGCAGTAGATGCACTACCTGAAGCTGCTGTGGCACTGTTGCCTGCATTAGTTGCTGCTGTTGATGCTGTAGTAGCTGAACCAGCCGCTGCTGTCGCTGAGTTACCAGCGTTAGTCTCAGATGTAGATGCTGCACTAGCACTGTTACTAGCGTTAGTTGCAGATGTAGAAGCACCACTCGCAGAAGAGGCCGCAGCCGTAGCTGAGTTACTTGCGTTAGTGGCTGAAGTAGATGCACCAGAGGCTGACGTAGCAGCATTGCTTTCGGAGGTTGAGGCATTGCTGGCGCTAGTGGAAGCCTCTGATGCTTTGGTCGTTGCCGTAGAAGCACTCGTAGACGCACTGGATGCGCTTGTAACGGCTTCTGAGGCTTTAGTAGTAGCAGTGGCAGCAGATGTGCTTGCGTTGCTCTCAGCAGTCTCTGCGTTCGTCTCAGCGGTTTCAGCATTAGTTTCTGCTGTAGATGCTGCTGTGGCGCTAGTGGCTGAAGCTGTAGCTGAGTTAGCTGATGCAGTAGCACTGTTGGCTGCTGCTGTTGCGTACTGTGCAACACCTGTCGCGCTGTTAGCTGCGTTGGTGGCTGATGTACTTGCTGCTGCTGCTTTGGTTGTTGCGGTTGTTGCTGAATCGCTGGCGCTTACGGCACTAGCGGCTGCATCGCTTGCTTTCGTAGTAGCTATGACAGCTTGGGCTGTGACTGCTAGTAGCGTAGCATCCGTATTGGAATCGCCCGCACCTCCGTCACCTCTAAATATTGCCATGTATAGCTCCTAAGAAAACAAAAGAAAAGTAAAAAGGGGACTCCGAAGAATCCCCTAGTTTGTTACCTTATACTACAGCTAGAGTGAAGCCTGCTTCTGGACGCATAACCTGAACGCCATACAAAGTATCAGCAGTGTAGAGAGTGCCTAAGAACTCCTGCTTGTACTGAGTCTGTGAACGTACAGCTTGCTGCTCTGCAAGAACGGAAGTGTCCTTGTGGATCAACTGTGCGCCACGAACGCCTGTCTCAAGAGTAGGTACGTTGGTAGAAACAAATACGTCAACGCCGTACAAGTTACCAATCTTACCAGTCTCAACGCTCTTGCCATTAACGAAATCAGTAGAGGTATAACGATCAATACCCATGATAGCGTTACGTAGCGAAGGTGGTACGATAAAGCTACGACCGTCCATAGGAACGTCTGCATCGTCCATCTTCTGAATCAAACCACGGAAAACCGCGTCAGAGAATGCGCCAATGTCAGCAGTGCCGTCAGCGTCATACGCTTCAAGAACACCAGTGCTAGTGTTAATCTGGAAAGAACCAGTGTTAACAAAGCTAGAACCATCGCCATTACCGAACGACTTACCAAGATCAAACAGATCGTTGTCTACTTGCTTAGCTAGACCATAGCCTGCATCGCCTGTATAGAACTGACGCAAAGAAGCGAGAGCCTGTACTTCGGTAATGTCTTCAATCAAACGAGAGAATTCAAAGTGCTTGTTAATGTTAATCAGAACTTCTGACTCAACAGAGTTCTGGATGGTTACTGCTGTGTTAGCAGCTTTAGCGTTTGCAGTGCCACGAGTAGGCTTAGGGACGTGAATGGTGTCGCCTTTCTTGCCAGTCATGCTCATCTTCTTAACTAGGTTAGCTAGTACAAGATTGCTCTTATACGCTGCAATTACTTCGTCACTCCAGATTTCTGGGATAAACGTAGCTGCGCTAGTGTTGTCTACTGCTCCGCCCATATTGGGATATACTGATGTAGCCATGATAATACTTCCTTAAAATAAGATTATTGTCGAACTCTCCCTTCCGCATAGGCTTGCATGATCTCGTCAGACAAGGATAGATAACGGTCAGGATCGTTTTGCATTAGTTTAATAATGTCTGAGCGTCTATAGATTTTACGACTAGCTGCTTCACCACTACCCCTAGCATTACCTGCTGAGGCAGCCTTAACAGCTTCTTTCCTACTCGCTTTCTCTTGTGTAACAGTCTGCGCTACTGCACCTTGACGTTCCTTCCAGTTAGTGAAAAGTTCATCAGCAGCTTCGTAGTCATACTGCGTATCCGCTTGCGCAAAGAGCTGTGTACGAATCTTTGATCCTTTAATCCAATCTACAAACTTACCGTCTTGCAAAATCTCTTGCATGTCAGGATGGCTCTTCTGTAAAACAGCCTGTGCTGTGGATTGTCTATATTGCTGAGATTGTGCTTCGGCAGCTTTGATTGAAGGATGATTCTTAATAGCTCTCTCGACAGCCTTGTCGGGATCAGAGAAAAAGTCTATTTCTTCTTCAGGTTCTTGGGTTGCTTTTGTTGTTGTGTCGAGTTGTGTCTGTATGTAGTTATCAACAACTGATCGTAACTCCCCTACTTCACCGCTCTGCTTTCCTAGGAGCTTCTCAGCTTCTTGGTGCATCCTTACAATATCAGCGGTTGACTTTCCTTTGTACTTGTCGGGAATGTCGTCTTCTTGAAGAGTCTCCTGAAGCTCAGGTTCCTCTGTCAGACTACTTGTTATTTCTTCTTCGTTGTCAACGTCTTCTGGACGCTCGTCATATAGTGTTGCCATTATTAAACTCCGTGAGTAATCTCATTATGGAGGTGTATTATGCAGGGCTTCCTTGGTTAGGAGTTGGCCTTGCGTTCTTGTTGCAGTTTCTGTTCTCTGTTCTTTGCCCACTGTCTGGTCGCACCCATAAAGTCTCCAGAAATAGGGTCTAGCTTAGAACGAACAGCACTTACAATTCTTTTTGCTATCTTGTCGCAATCTAAACAAGGTGTGTGGGTACAGTCATCTTCAACAAATCTCTCATTGACATGACCATCCTCACATTTAAACTCTAAGATAATACGCATTAAGCTGCTTCGTCTTGGTCTTCTTCTTCAGCCAAGGCTTGCTCTTCTGCGGCTCTTAGCTGAGTCTCTAAAGTAATAATGCTTGCAAGAACTGACAATTGCCCTTTACGGAAGTGCAGGTCTTCTTTATCTTTAGTGTACTCAACAGAGTTAATGTTGTTTGCGTTAGCTGTTAGGTCACTGATTAGCTGCTTCCAGCCTTCAGTTATAAACATGTCGGACGCGTTGCGGTAGTATAGCTCTAAATCTTTATCAATCATCACTGTTTCTCCATTAAGGACAGTTGTTTAAGTGTAGGTTACCTAGTTATTATAACACAAAAGCATAAGAAAGTCAAGCGTTATTTCTTTTTTTTACTTGACTTCTGTGCTGGTTTGTTGTATATAGCGTCCCAATTGCTTGCAAACTTGGCTGAATCAGTCTTTCTAGTGGCACTTCCCTTGCCACCGTGTGTCTGACCCTTCATCTCTTTACTGGCTTCTTGACTGGCTTCTTCTTCTTTTTAGGTGGTCTTCCGACCTTTGTTCCGTATGTACCTGTACCGTATGGCATGTCATTTCCTCGATTTAGCGCCAGAACACTTCCAGCGTTTACGTGATAAGTTATTAGGCGTGTTAGGGTCGTTCTGTTTAGCCTTGGGTAAGCCTTTCTTAATACCTAGGCTTCTAGCGCAGTAGCTATCTCCTTTAGAAGTCCCCGCCTTTACACGAGGGCCTCCGTCCTTGGCTTTGCCTGCTTGACCGTAGCTAACCTTCTTACCGCTAGCCGTTACCTTAACCTTTGCTTTGCCCTTTGCTGGCTTTGCCACTGGCTTTCTCCTGTGTCAGGGTCTTGATCTCTTTTTCTAGTTTGTCAACCTTCTTGTTGACTTGTGCAAATGCTTCATTAATCTGATTCATTGCATCTTCAAACATTTTACCTGTTAATATCATAGTGGCAATTCTCCTTGGGGTAAGGTTGCTTGTGGTAGTGGCTGCGCTTGAGGCGCTGGCTGTGGCTGTGGTGCTGGGGCTGCTTCTACGTTTCCTTCCTTAACAGCTACTTCACGTTCCTTGAGTAACTGCTTAGAGATTTCAAGACGCTTCTGGAACTCTTTGTCATCTGCGTCTCCTACTTTAAGGTTTGTTGTTACAGCCTTGATACGATCAATCTCAAGCTCTTGTGGTATGGCTTGTGTTTCCATTGCCATCTTCTTCGCTCTAGCATCAGACTCTTGTGCCTGACCATTAAGTGCAGCAGTCTGTGCGCCTTGGAACTGTAGCTCTGCTTGCTGCTGTGCTTGTTGAGCTTGCTGTGCTTGTTGTTCTGCTTCTGGGTTAGGTGTGTTAGCTTGCTCAAGTGTCTGGATAAGCTCTTCACGATTAGACAGGTTCATGTTGTCAATGATGGACATAACCAGCTTAGGATACATAGGAGTGTCTGGCGACATGGTTTGTAGAAGCTGTACAAGCTGTGTAACCTCATACTCACGAGCAATAATACCTAACGAGCTAGACGTATGGAACTTGTAGTCAGCTACTGGGTACATCTCTGGCTCAAACTGCATATACCTATAAGCTGCTTTCGTAACAAAAGGAATGATAAACGACTCTTGGAAGTTAATAAGAGTACGCTTGTGACGCTTAATGATAGCACCTAGTGACATAGATACACCAGCAGCAGTAGCGTCTCCATTGACGGAACCAGCAATACCTGCTGAGTCAATAGCGCCTGTAGCTGTCTGTACCATTGTCTGCAAAGCCTGAGCTTGTGCAAAGGTAATCTGATTGACCTGACCAAAGTTAAAGGGCTGTAGAATCTCAGAAGGGTTACCGTTGGTGAGGATGGTTTTCCCCGGCTGTATAGAAGGTTTAGCGCCTCTAGGCATACGAGAAGCGTCCATTGCCATCATCGGGTGGATGGTTAGTGCAAGAGCATCTATACGTGCGCGTAGTTCTGTGTCCAACGCCTTCTGACTGTTGTAGCCTTTCTCACATACTCCTCTGCCCCAGAAGCGGCTAGGAACTACATCCCATGGGAATGCCACGATAGGGCGATCCTGCATCATGTAGGGGTTAAGCGAAGCCTTGA